CAGGCAAGACAGCAGCAATCATGTACGCCGTGGATAGAACCTCTGGCAGGCGCATGGTGCTAGACGTATTCAACATGCATGAGCCAACGCCTGGTAAGATCCGAGCCTTGATTGAGGACTGGATTACTAGATACCAGCCGATGGAGTTGCGTGTTGAGATCAATGCTTTCCAGAAAGCCTTTGCTCTAGACGAGGACCTACGCCAGTGGCTTGCCAATCGTGGTGTGCAGTTCCGTGAGCACTTTACTGGAAAGAATAAGTGGGATACCAACTTTGGTGTCGCTGGCATGTCAGCCCTATTTGGCTCATTGCGTGATGGAAAGCCCCAAAAGAATAACCTTTTGGAGCTTCCAGATACTACCAATGAGCACATTAAGGCATTGGTCAACCAGCTAATCACTTGGAAACCAGACACAAAGAACGCTACTGACTGTGTGATGGCTCTTTGGTTCTGCGAGATCAGGGCAAAAGAACTAATCTTGCAAGGCAATAGCAGGCAACATCATCAGTACAATCGATTTGCTACCCGTAAGAACATTGCCTCGCAGGGTGTAATTAATCTTGACGAATTAGCAGCAGAACAAAGCCTCATTTACATTTAGGAAAACAATGCCATTAACCATTGAACAGGTCTCAGAGAAGGTAGAAGCGCTCAAAGACCGCTATGCTATCCGAGACCAGCGCATGGCTGATATCACAGCCCTTCGCCGTGGCGAAATGGAAACTGTAGCCCCTGAGATGTTCCCAGAGGGTATCAACAAGCCAATGATCGCCAACTTTGTTGACGTTGCTGCTCGGGACCTTGCAGAGGTGCTGGCTCCGCTACCTTCGTTCAACTGTGGTACAGCAAACACAACTTCAGACAAGGCTAAACGCGCAGCTGACAAGAAGACCATGATCGCTAACCACTATGTGCAGTTCTCTAAGCTTCAGACACAGCAGTACACTGGTGCAGACTGGTATCTAACCTATGGATTCCTGCCCTACATCGTTGAGGCAGACTTTGAAAACAACATGCCACGTATTCGCATTGAGAATCCGCTTGGTTGCTACCCAGAGTTTGACCGTTATGGCAAGTGCATCTCGTTTTCTAAGCGTTACCTAAAGACTATTCGTGAACTCGTGGTTGAATTCCCAGAGTTTGAGCGCCAAATCCTTGGTCCAGACGGATACGACCAGAACCTAAACGCATTCCTAGATCTTATCCGCTATGAGGATGCAGACCAGATTACCCTGTTCCTTCCTAAGCGGAAGTCACTTGTTCTCCGTAATGCTCGTAACCCTATGGGTAAATTGAGCATTCGTGTAGCACGTCGCCCTGGAATTGACATGGATGACCCACGTGGTCAGTTCGACGATATCCTTTGGGCGCAGATTGCACGTGCTCGCTTTAGCCTTTTGGCTATGGAAGCTGCAGAAAAGTCTGTTCAGGCTCCACTAGCGCTACCAATGGACGTTCAAGAACTATCATTTGGACCCGATGCGGTACTGCGTTCGCAGAATCCACAGGCTATTCGCCGTGTTGGACTTGAATTACCTACTGGTGCATTCACCGAACAGCAAGCACTTGAGCAAGAAATGCGTATGGGTGCTCGCTACCCAGAGGGTCGCTCGGGTCAGATTGATGCAAGCATCATTACTGGTCAAGGCGTACAGGCTTTACTTGGTGGATTTGATACTCAGATCAAGGCAGGACAGCAGATTCTTTCTGAGATTCTTGAAGAAGTAATTGCTCTTTGCTTTGAAATGGACGAAAAACTATTCCCTGGAAACAAGGAAATGCGTGGAACGTTCAAGGGCGCACAGTATGATGTTAAGTATTCACCCGAAAAAGATATCAATGGCGACTACACAGTGCAGGTTCGCTACGGTCTTATGGCTGGACTTGACCCATCACGTGCTCTTATCTTCAGCCTACAGGCTTTACAGGCCAATCTAATCTCCAAAGACTTTGTTATGCGTGAACTTCCATGGTCTATGAATGTTAGCCAAGAGCAAGAACGTATTGACATTGAGAAGATGCGTGACTCACTGGCAGGTTCTTTGACCGCTCTATCGCAAGCCATCCCACAGATGGCTGCTAGCGGTGGAGATCCATCGGATATCATCTTAAAGCTTGGTACTTTAATCGACTTGCGTAGGAATGGCGTGGCAGTAGAAGATGCTGTAATGGAGATCTTCAAGAAGGAAGTTCCACCTCCAGCCCCAACACCTGCGCAACCAGAGGCTGCTCCTGCACCACAGCAACCTGCTGAGGCGCAACCAGCGCAAGGCGCTCCAGGTCAAGCTCCTGCAGGAGCACCTCAACCCTCTCCTGATGTAGCAAGTATTCTTGCTCAAATGGGTGGAGTCGGATAATGAAGCCAGATGAGTTTGAGGAGAGGTTGCAATCTCTACTAGACGAATATGGTAAAGCATCTAGTAAAGATGGATCATTCTGTACAACCTATTTTTTGGTTGCGGAGTTCTTTGATGCAAATGGTAAGTACTGGGCAAGTACTGTTTACGATGAAAAGTCTCCCCAGTGGCGTGTAACTGGTCTAGTGCAACATGCATTAGAAAATGATTTTATTAATGAAGAGGTAGAGTAATGGCACAAGGACATGGTGGATACCGTAAGCCTGCTAATCCTGCTCCCGTTTCGGGACCAGGTGCTTTGTCTCGCCGTACAGATGGTGGACCGCAGGCTATGCGTCTAGCTTCAGGTGGCAAATATGGTGAACGCAAACAGATGGCAGAGATGCAGTCTAGTGCACCTATGAAGGGTGGAGAAGTGCAGAATACTGCACCATTGCCACCAGTAACAGGTTTGTTTGAGCCAACACAGCGACCTAATGAGCCAGTAACAGCTGGTAGTCCACTTGGTGCAGGTCCAGGTCCAGAAGTACTTAACCTTCCAAACGTACGACCTAATGTTGTATCTACATTAAAGCGTCTTGCAACAGTTGATGAATCGGGTGAAGCGGAAGTAGCACTTCAGATGCTCAGCGAACGAGGAATCTACTAGTGCCTATTTTTGATCCTACTCAAACTGGCACTAACTTCAATCCAGTTGCATCACCAGAGCAAAACAAAAAGCCATCTATGGATGTAGCGAAAGCAGCACCTGGTATTTATTCTGCAGCCATGAAGACTGGTCTTACTGCTCAAGAAAAAGGTTTGATTGAGACTTGGGCTTACGTCCAGAATACACATAAGAAGCTTATGGGTATGAAGTCTTCTGACGCTGGACTTGAATTTAGTAAGCTGGATCCAAACTTGCAGGATAATCTAACGTACTACTACGATACAGATTACGCACATAAGGCTGACGACAACTCCTTTTTTAGCAATCCAGCATTTAAAAAAATCTTTGGCACAGACAAAGGCGGAGCAAGTGTTGGTGATGTTTTAAAGAGTCCATTCCGTGCGTTGTTTGCACTTGGTGCAGAATATGGTCGTATTATTAATACACCAGGTAACATTACCCAGATGAAACTTGCTGGTTCCAATGTGGCAATTGACAAAGCGCATGATGGTATAAATCTTTTTAATCCAGAGTATGTTGATCCGCTCATTCAAAAGTATGGTGGGCAAAATAGTTACGTAGCAATGAAGTTGCTTGCTGGCATGGTACCTGGCGAGATTATTGAATCATGGGGTCCTAACGACCCAGAACTTCTTGTTGCAATTCAAAAAGCTTTTAACGAACCTGAAGAATTTCAAGCAATGCTTAATGATTTTGAGAATGCTAAGATTAGTCCAGGTCGTACCCTAGGTCACAAGATCAATGAAGTGCTTAATATTAGCGATAAGAATCCTTTCTGGAATATTGGTACTGGTGCTATTGATATGGCTTACCAAATTTTTGCTGATCCTATGACATATCTAACCGCTGGTGTATCCGCTGGTGGTAAGGGCATTAGTAAATTAGGAAAAGCTGGATCTCTTCTAAAGGGTGGCGCTACTGCAGTTGCAGAGCACTTTGCTGATCCAAAGGTTCGTGAAGCGTGGACTAGCCTGTCTGAACAAATTGGTAAGTATGGCGATGCTCTTATTGCAAAAGAAGATGTTAAGGCTGCTGAGATTCGCACTGAAATTAAAAATCAGTTTGAAACTATAGAACAGGCCCTTAAACATACCACCCACGAATCATTACTGTTATATCGCGAAATCCTTTTGCTGGAAAAACACCGCAGAGATCCAGACTTTTTCCCAGTTGACAATAAAAAATCAAAGTCATATAAATTTAACAAACAACTAGATCCAATGTTAGTAAGCAAAAGCAAAAAACTTAGTGTACAACTCAAATACAGTGATTTTCCTGCCATGGTCATGGCCGCATATACTGATGCCCA